CACCAGAGCCACCATTACCACCATTACTATTGTATCCACCGCCATAGCCACCACCAGCCGCTGTATAAGTAGTTAAACCTGAACCTGATACAGATGAATTACCACCTGCACCACCATTGGAATCTGCTGTAGCATTGCTAGTGCCTCCAGCACCTCTTGTTGCAGTTATTACTGTGCCTGACACAACTGTAGACCAAGTATTAGTATAAAATCCTCCGGCACCACCACCGCCTCCGCCTTCTGAGTTACCAGCGTTTCTACCATTACCACCGCCAGCTCCTGCTCCGATTAATAAAAATTCAATATCATAGGGGTCTGGTACAGCGATACCTTGTTGTTGACCAAATCCTCTTGAGGATGCTGCTCCTCGAGTTGCTATTAAAGGCATATTCTAATATCCTCCTATTATGCGTATTGCGTTATAGACGCGAGTACTGTGTAGGCTGAGCTCCCTGTTTTGATAACCGTATAAACATAAGAATCAATGGAATTAGCATTTCCTTCAGTAGGCGCTTCGCCTCCTTGCCATTCTGTTGTAACACCTGATGTAGTTCCATCTACTTGAACAGCAGTATTTCTGTATTCAGAACTGCCGATAGTCACTAGATGACAAAGCGTTAAGGATTCTCCTGTTGCCATAATAGTATTCATTGTTGTAGAACCATCTCCTCTAAGATTAATTGTCCAATCTCCTGAAGCGTCTGATGTGTAATACCAAACAGCTTGAGTTAAGGCATCAAAATTTTTAGTTCCAGTAGCTGCAGTTGCTTCTACTGTAACTTTCTCCGCAACGGATTGAATTTTTCCTTGACCAGTAACTGTGAATTTTCCATAGCCATTAGGAGCCATAGTCATGGCACCATTAGCTGCGTCTGTAATTGTAAATGTTCCAGAGTTTGTACCACTGTTTGTACTTAAAACTAAGTCAGTAGTTCCACCCGTTGTAACCGTTAAACTTCCAGCTCCATTAGAAGTCAGGGTTGCTGCTGCTCCCGAATCTCCAACTTTTACTGTATCTCCAGCCAGAACAACATCTCCTGTTCCTGCAGGGGCAATATTAATATCAATATTAGAATCACTACTTCCTGTAGAAGAAAGAGTTGGACCAGCTCCACTAGCCCCAGCGGCTATTGTAAATTCATTTTCCGCTGAACCAGTAACTGTAAGTTTTATTAATTCATTTCCACCAGTGTCTAAAATAGCTGTACCAATTTTTGGTGAAGTTAAAGTTTTATTGGTTAAAGTTTGTGTTCCTGTAAGTGTTACATCGCCTTCAGTGACAGAAAAACCTGTGTCATAAACACCTGTGTTTGTTGTCACACCGTCGAAATATACAATTTTCCAACCTTTATCATCAGTTGCCCAAGTGACCGTTGCACCTGAACCTGAAGCCGCTTTTAATTGAACTGTGTATGCACCTGATGTGCTATTTTTAATAATGTAAAAATTTTCTGTAAGAACCGGCATTGTCAGGATCTTATTTCCTGTAATTGCTTCAGGAGAAACAGCTCCCATAATAATTACTCTGGTTGCAACTGTTGCACCTGTTGCTCCGTCTGATTTAGATAAAGTTGTAGTACTTGCTCCTGCACCAGCAGGTGAACCAGAATTTAAAGTCTGTACTTTATAACCACCAGAGATTTGTTCTATGATTTCTAAATTTGTATTTGTTTTTGTTCCCCATGTACCAGCAGCTTCGCCAGTTGCAATTTTTTCTACCCCTAAAGGTGTATATGTGGATGGCATATGTATTCTCCTAATTGGTTCCTATTGTGGTTTATATTTAATATTTTTCATAATGTCAACATAGATTACTAAGTAACTCTAGTCCAATTACCAGTTTGAGTAGCAGTTGTTTTACTCCAATTACCTGTTTGAGTAGCAGTTGTTTTACTCCAATTACCTGTTTGTGCTGCTGTAACACGTCCCCATCCTATTGGTGCTGGGCTCCCTACACTAGCAGTTGCAGAAACACCTGTTAATCCTATACCCATTTCTGTAGGTGCAATTGCCCCTACTGAAGAAGTTGCTGAAACTCCTGTTAGAGGAACTCCAATTTCAAGAGTAAGAGATCCAAGAGAAGATGTTGCCGAAACTCCAACTGGATCAATGAGTTCAGTATTAACAACAGTTGTTGATCCAACGGAACTTGTTGCTGAAAGTCCAGTTAATCCCATTACATCCGCAGGTACAATAGCACCTACTGAAGATGTTGATGACACTCCAGTTAAAGGAACTCCAATTTCAAGAGTAAGAGATCCAAGAGAAGATGTTGCCGAAACTCCGGTTGGAAACTCAATCCATTGAAAACCCAGTGATCCAACAGAAGTTGTTGCACTAACCCCGGTCAATCCCATTACATCAGCAGGTGTAAGAGCGCCAACTGAAGAAGTTGCTGAAAGTCCAGATGGTTGAATTAGTTTATTAAATGAATCTCCCCATGGCTCTTCACCCCAACCATTTCTACCCCAACCAACTAATGTTCCTGCATTGTCAAAATCTCCAAGTTCTGTTTGAGCTTGTACACCTGTCAGTGTTACAAGAGTAGTAAGATCAAGAGTTAATGATCCTACTGAAGATGTAGCACTTACTCCAGTTAATTCTGCTGTTATTATTTGAGAAGCGGTAGGTGTGCCAACACTAGAGGTTGCACTTACTCCTGTTGGTAAAACTGAATAGTCTACACCCCAACCAGAGTTTCCCCATTCTTGTCTTCCCCATCCTTCAACATTAGCTGCTGAAACAGCACCTACTGATGAAGTAGCAGAAACTCCCGTTAATGTAAGATTGACGTCAGCTTGTTCACCCCAGGCGTTCTGTCCCCAGGTAGTGCTGGCTTGGTTCCACGTGTTAGCCATAAGGAGTGCCTCCTTATGCTATCCGAATAATTGCGTTACTTGCGTCTGCTGCTGGAAATTGAATTGTAAAAGTTCCGCTTGAAACTGTTTTATCTCCGCCAAAAGCGATTGCACAAACAGCAGGATCACCAGATGCTGAATCATTAAAAATTAAACATCCATTAGCGGTAAAAGAAGCAGATGTCCAACTTGTGTCTGCAAAATCACAACATGCTGTATCAGTTGATAAAGCTGGTGTTACGCTAGTTAAGGCGTTTCCTTTTGCAGAATAAGCTGATCCGGATGTGTTTGAAATCTCGTTGCTTGAACTATATGCCGTTGTTGATTTATTTAAAGTAGCACTACTTGTGTATAGGGCTAAGTTAAATGTGTTACCAGATGATGCTGTGAAATTATGAACGGCAGTTAAAATTTCTGTTTTAAAACTGTTACAAATTGCTGATGTTATTGCCATATTTTTCTCCTACTTATTGAGGCGGTGACTCGATTGGAATTCTTATTGTACCATCCGTGTAATCGTCTCGTCTTCTTCTACCAATTTGCATAGAAGCAAACTTTTGTAGTTCTTGTTTATACTTTTGTTCGTATAATGTCAACATATCTGCTGGTCCTTTTAAAAATCCATAGGCTTCTACTAAAGAGGCATAAAGTAGCCCTTGTGGAAAGTACCTACTTATATAAGTGCCAGAAGTATTAGTCCCTAATCCTGTTGGCATTGCATTTCCGTATATTTTAATAACATAATTGGCGTCTGGAGTAGGAGCCATTACAATAGATCCAGAAGTAGTATCTGTTAATCCCGTTGCTCCACCAAACATAGCATAATATTTAGGTAATCCTGTTACATCAGCTCCGGATGCAGTAGATCCTTTAGGCCCTGTTAATTTTCCAACATATTCACTTAAAAAAGTTTGATCTCGTCTCTGTAACCATTGACCTTGTTCATTGGAATTAGCTGTAGAATTAAAGACTTGTACACCTCTTACAAATTGAAAACCTGCTGGAACTCTAACAGTATTAACATCTGTAGCAATCGTTCCTTCCCACTCCTGTCTATCTGAGTCCATAGGGATATCAAGATTAATTCTATATTCTGCATTTTCTATAAATCTGCCTAGAACAGCACCACTAAAAACAGTACTGTCTACTTCAGTATAACTTCTAAGGTCAGCTTCTAATGCTGAAAGTGTATATCCTGCCATTATGCTTCTATGGTTACCGGTCCAACGGACACTGGATAACCACCTCCTTCTTTGCTCCCTGCTGTAGCTGTATCAGTATTTACAACAAAATAAAACCAGTCAGTTGTAAAATCTGTATCTCTAGCACCAGAGACATATTTCCCTGTAGTTATAGCATAGCCTGCTGCTAATGCAATTTTAGCTCCTGTAATACCATCCCAACTAGCAGGATCAGTATAAGCTCCTGCCGTAGTAGGCGTTCCTCTAAAACGATAAGTATCTCCATTAGTTAAACCATGGTTTGGTACATTAACATTTATATAAGCAGATCCTGCACCATACGTTATAAAAGGATTAAGAGGCATTAATTGTGTAACTGCTGGGGCTATTCTTGAAGGTCTTGCATGTTCTAAACCTTGAGGATCAGCTCCTATTGGATGAGGTTGTAATTGAGGTTGTTTAACTTCAAATTCAGAAGTATGTACCCATGCACCAGTCCATTCCTGTACCATTTCTTTATATGGAAATGCTACACCAGACCTGTCTGATATTGCAAGTGCTCTTCTACCTTTTGAAAATCTAGCCATTATATATT